ATCAGACACTGGAAGCCAAAGTCACAGGAAAAGGCATCCGGCTCCTGGGCGGTGGGATTACTGATAACATGGTTGATCTTGGCAATTAATGATGGAACAGAAGGAGAGAAGACGCAGCACCGGCAAGGTGGACAGATTACCGCCAGAACTGAAGGACACTGTGGAGCAGATGCTCCTGACCGGTTGCACATATAAAGAAATTGTTGCATTTCTGAAAGAGAATGGCGAAGAAATGTCACAGATGGCGATCTGTACTTATGCAAAGAAGTATCTTGCCACTGTGGAGATGATAACGGTGGCACAGAGCAATTTCTCCATGCTGATGGATGAAATGAGCCGGTATCCGGATCTGGACACTTCGGAGGCACTCATCCGTCTGGCGAGCCATCATGTCATGAATGCCCTTACCAACGTGGATGAGGAGCAGATGAAGGAAGTGCCGATTGAGAAGCTGATCAAGGAGACCAATGGTCTCATCCGGGCAGCTGCTTATAAGAAGCGGATTGAAGTACAGAATCGTGATAATTACGAAGCCGGACTGGAGGCAGTCAAGAGCCTTGTATTTGAGGCTATGGCGAAGGAAAATCCGGAACTCTACCGTCAGGTGAGTGCATACCTGAACAAGAAGAAAAACGAAGGACTGGAGGGATAAAAGGTGATGTGGTATGTGATTCAAGTTATGACCGGCAAGGAAGATGATATTGCCGGGAAGTTGAAAGAACAGGGCATCAGGGCTCTTGTTCCGAAAGAAAATCGTCTGATACGCTCCGGCGGTTCGTGGTCGCAGAGAGAATACATCCTGTTT